AAGGCTCCGACCGGAATTGAACAGGACTCCCATGAAAACCCATCTGACCGACACCGCGTGCCAAGCCGCCAAAACCAAAGGCGACAAGCTGACCAAGCTCAACGATGGCGGCGGGCTTTATCTGTACGTGTGGCCGACCGCCAAAGTTTGGTATTTCCGCTACAAGCATCCGGCGACGCTCAAGGACACCATCGCGGCGATCAAGCCCTATCCGGCCATGAAGCTCAGCGAGGCGCGCACCGAGCGCGACCGGCTCAAGGCGCTGGTCGACGGCGGCCTCGATCCGCACACCGTCAAGGCCGACATCAGAAAGGACAAGGTGGCTGCCGCCGCCCGTAGCTTTCAGGCGATGAGCGAGCAATGGTTTCAATCCGAAATGGTCAATTTCGATCCGCCGATGGCCCCGCGCACGCTGACCAAGAATCGCTTCCTGTTGAACCGGCTGCAAGCCGATCTCGGCAAGCATCTGATCGCCGACCTCACCACCAAGCACATCTTTGCGATGGTCGCGGCGGTGCGCGCCGATCTCAGCCTCGACTATGCGGGCCGCGTCACGCGATTCACCTCGCGCATCTTGCAATGGTGCATCGCCCAAGACCTCATCAAGTATGACGTGGCGCAGCCGGTGCTTTCGCATCTGGCCACCACCAACAAGCGGGCCGGTGACCGCAAGCAAAAGCGCCCGGCGGTGACCCGATCCGGCACCGATAAGCAAAAGCTTACCAAGGTCACCAAGCTGTGGCGCGACATCAACCGCTATAACGGCGTGTTCGGTCGCGAGGCGCTTAAATTTACGGTGCTGACGATGGTGCGGCCCGGCGAATGCACCAACGCCGAATGGTCCGAGATCGATTGGACCGAACGGGTTTGGGTCATCCCCGCCGCGAAAATGAAAATGCGGCTAGAGCATCACGTGCCGCTATCCGATCAGGCGCTTGCCCTGTTGAAGCGGATGCACAAGCTGACCGGCAAGGGCCGCTGGATATTCTCGGTCGACGGGGCCGAGCGCAAGCTGTTCGGCGGCACGGTCGACCAAGGCATGTCCGAGGTTGCGCTTAACAAGGCGCTGCGCTCGCTCGGCTATGACACCGCGACCGAGCAATGTGCCCACGGGCTGCGCTCGGTCGCCTCGACCATGCTCAACAGCGAGGTGCGCGACGACGACAGCAAGCGGTGGCCGAGCGAAATCATCGAGCTACAGCTTGCCCACGTCGACAACGATACCCGCGCCGATTACAACGATGCCGCCTTGCTCAAGACCCGCGCCAAGATGTTGCAGCATTGGGCCGACCGGCTCGACGGCATGGCGCGCCGTGGCGACGACGGTAGAGTCGTGCAATTCAAGGCGGCGTAAATTACACAAAAAAAGAGGCCCCGGCATCTTGACCGGGGCCCAAGGTTGGCGGTTAAAATTACTTGAACAACCGGCGAGGTGAGCGGATGCCAGCCAGGGATACAGCTTGGAGAATGCGCCGCCGCCGCCACGTCGACAAGCTGACCATCGACGCGCTTAAGCTATCGCGCAGCATTATGCCGCTATTGTCCGGTCGCGATCCCGGCGTGGTCGGCGGCGCGCTCGCCGATCTGGTGGCGTTGTTGATCGCCGGGCACCATCCGGCCATGCGCGACGAGATACTGCAATTGCACATCGACACGGTGACCGCGCTGGTCGAGCCGAGCGTCGAGGAAATTATCAAGCGATCCGGCAGAGTGCCGCCGGAATGGCGAAAGCATTAGGCAAATGAAACCACCGAAAGGCGTCACCGTGATCGGGTTTTGCAACATGCCCGAGGTGTTACACAACGCCATCGCCGACGCGGTCGGCGAGCCTCGGATCGAGCGCGCCGAGTTTTCGGTGTGCCAGTTTTTCGCTGACGGCTCTTACGAATACGTGCGCCGCTACGTCACCGCCAAAGAGGCATTCGACGCGTTCAATCATTACACGCGAAGCGTCGGCGCGCAGATCGGCACCACCGCGCGCGTTATCATCACCGATGGCGGTGACAGCACCAACGCCGAATGGATATTCGGCGAGGGGCTGACCTATCCGACCCGCAACCCCAAATGGCCGGGCCCATGACATGGGCTATTATTTTGTAATGGGCCCGTGCCTTGGCTGCGGTCGCGTGTTTTCCTATAACCCGATCCGCGTGCCAAGCTATCGCCACAACGGCGTCAAGCAACCGATCTGCATGTTCTGCGTCGAGCGCGTCAACCCGACGCGGATCAAAAACGGGCTCGATCCGATCCGGGTTTTGCCCGGCGCATATGAGCCCGTCGACGAAAGCGAGCTAGGCGACTAGGCGTCGCCGCCAGCGCAGCCCGAGCATCGCCAGCAACGCGGCCAGCATACCGGGCAGCCCGGCCCCGACGATGGGCCCCGGCACCGCCGCGAGCTGCGGCACAATGTAGAACGATTCGCCGCCGTCGACCGCGTGATCCCAACTTGCTTGAAACAACAGCCGGTCGTTGATGCCGACGCTCGACAGATTGAATCCGGTGATCAGGTAGTCGGCGCTGCCGTTGCCGTTGCGGATGTCGGGCATCGCGAATGGAGTGGATAGATCAAAGATGACTCGCTGACCGACCGGCGCGTCGAGGTCGATCAAACGGAACGCGGTCAGCACCTCCGACTTGGCGCTGGTCGAATTGACATCGACGGCGACGCCAAAGGTGAGGCCAAGATCGCCGAGCCCTTGCAGGAAGGTGCGGAGCTGACCCCCGGTGTATGGCGTCACCGTGGTCTGGTCGCCGTTGCCGAATGCCCCGGTGATGTTGCTTGAAAACAGATTGAACGAGCTATCGTTGCCGGTCGAGTTGAAATTATTAAACCCAAATCCTGCGGGTTGTCCGCCGACGTTGGTCGCGCAGATGATGCAAGGATCGCTGATCGATTGCGGCACCACCTGAGCGTCAGGCAACACAGCGATGCTCAGATTGTTGAGCGCGTCGGCCTGAGCCGACATTGCCAAGGCGCAAAGGATTGCGCCCGCGAGTAAGATGCGCTTCATTTTGGTGTACCTTTGTTTGAGAAAATTACACGGCTACCGTATCAGGTTTGGCGACCAGCGCATCAGCAATCGCGCAACAAATCTTGTGGAATTGTTGCTGATAAATCGCGGCGTCGCCCGCGTTGTCGCAAAAACACACCTCGATTAGGATCGCGGGCTCGTCGGTGTGGTTGAGAAAATACAGGTTGGGCCGGTGCTTGGGGCCGCGATCCGTGAAGCCGCATCCGGCGATGGCTGCCGACACCTCGGCGGCGAGATCGTGTTGCGACACATAGCAAACCTCGACGCCGTGTGCCTTGCCATCGAACGCATTGAAATGCACCGACACGTCGAGATCGCGGTCGCGGCTGTTGTGCGCGTCGACGATGCGGCGCAAATTTTCGCTCGGCGTTTTTGCAATGTCTTCGTGAAACACATCAACGACAACGCCGCGCGCGATCAGCTCGTCGGCCAGATGCTCGACCACGCGGCGGGCCTCGTCGACCTCGTCGATGACCCCGCTTGCGCCGCGCACGATCTTGCCGTGCGCCGAGCTGATGACAACCGCCGTCACGTCATAGTTCATCTGTCCCTCGTCGGCGACACGTGTAGCTCTTTCGTCATCACATCGACCATCCGGTCAATGCTGCGCTTGTTGTCCCGCGTGGTGCTTTCCAGCACGGTTAGGCGATTGTTGATGTCGTTAAGGTGTGGCGATCCGCGAACCTCAAGCGTGTTGACTCGAGTCTCAAGCCGCACCGAATAGGCCAGCATGGAAGCGCCAGCGGCACCGAGTGCGATGGCTTGCGCGATCAGAAAATAAACCAGCGTCGCGTTTTCCTTGAAGAATGATCGCGCGATGGTCATCATGTATAGGCTGCCGTTGGCGGCGTGAAATCCGCAGACCAGCGCGCCACGTCGGAAATCCGCACCTCGTCAAGGTAGCCGGTTGCGCAATCGGTACCGCCCGCTGTGCCGCCAAGCGAAAGGTCATCCGTTGTCAGCCACAAATAAATATTCCATCCGGCGGGCGCGAAAGTCGTCACACCGTTGCGAAAAAATCTGAGCTGGCGATCCTTGCGCATGACGACAAAGTGCGTCCATTGATTGAGTGGTGCCGCACCGACCGCCGTACCAGCCGAGCCATCCCAACTAGTGCCCGATGAACTGGCGTAAAGCACCACATTGCCCGCCATCTGAAAAAACATAAACGAGCAATACTGTCCGGTTCTGGATCGCTTGCCCCAAATTTGGACGCCGCCAGGACTATCGGCGGTCGGATACCACCAAAACTCAATCGTAAAGTCGCCAAGGTGCACGTCGAAATCCGAACTATACGGCGTGCTAACGCGGCAATTCGTCGAGCCGTCCAGCCGCAGACTCGAACCGCCGAATTTAGATTGTGCGGTGCTGATTTGCGCGGTGCCGCTGGCGGTGAGCGGATGCGGTTCGATGCGCCCGGCAGCCGAGTCGACAAAGCTCGTCGAGCCGTTGGCACCGTCGGCGTGAAACAAAAACTTTGTTGCGGCATCGTTGCCGCCGCTCAACGGGCCATAGTACGGCGTGGTTTGCGGCGTGAAATTCGCCGCACCATATCGCGCGATATTGGAAATGCGAATTTCGTCATACCAGCCGCCAGCACCGTTTTGATTTCCGGCACCATCGGTGCAAAAATTGACGGCAAAATTAACGCCGGGCGGATTGAACGGGGCGAGCGCACTCGAAATAGTCGCCGAGCGCACGCCGTCTTTATAAATGTACCAAGAGGCGGCGGACACGCTGCGGCAAAGCGCATAGTGATGATAATTCGTATCAACGCCCGCCCAATAATACAGCCCATTGGCAATGTCATAGCTCGTTCCGTTTGAGCTTGCATAAAAATACATGTCGGTGCCGGATTGGAAAAAAAACCAGCCGACTCTACCGCCCAAATAGCCGTTGTGCCGCCCGACGACGAAGCCCGCAAATGTGGTGTTGGCGCAAGCGTGCCAAAAATCGACGGTGAAATCCCCGGTCAAATCAAAAGCCGGATCGTTGACCGGGGCCATTAAGCCCGCGCCGCCCCCGGCGGTAAAAAAACACGATCCAAATATCGAAGATTGGTTGATGATGCCGCTGCCGCCATTGATCCCCGTGCCGTATGTTCGCGACGGCTTGACGTAATCAGTAAACGACGGATTGACGATGCCAATCTTGCCATCGCATTTCAGTAGCGCGACGGTGTTGGCATCGACAATCGGCGCGACACCGGCACCAGATATGAACGGGATATTTCCGGCCAGCATTTTATTTCACGTCGGCCAGGAACGAACAAATACAAACGCTGCCATTGTACGCGTAGGAAATCGCGTCGAGCGCGCCGCCGGTCGCCGTCAGCGTTGGCTTGGTGCCGCCAGCAAATTTCCACATCGTGCCCCATGACGTGATATTGAAACCGCCGGGCGTCAGATAAATCACGCCCTTTTGCCCGGCCTTGGCACCGGTCGGATTGTTCAAGGTGCTGGCCGCGCTCAGCGTCCAAGTAAAGTCGATGCCGGTGTTGAAAGGCGGCGCAACCGTGGTGCCGCTCAACGCCACCGGCACCGCCGCCGCCCACACCTTATCCGTGGTTAGAATTTTCCCGGCGGTGTTGCCGAGGTATTGCAGCGCCGTTGCAAACATGGCGTCGAGGCTGGCCCACGCCGAATTGTTGCGCAGATAATTGACGCTATCCGTTGGGGCCTCGGGCACCGGGCCGGGCGGGCCGGTTGCGCCGGTCGCGCCGGTTGTGCCTTGCGGCCCCTGTGGCCCGGTGTTGCCGATGGGTCCTTGAACGCCTTGCGGCCCTTGCGCGCCGGTCGCGCCGGTCGGGCCGGTTGGCCCCGCCGGTCCTATCGGGCCGGTCGGCCCGACCACGCCGGTCGACTCGCCCTGTGGCCCCTGTGGCCCCGATGGTCCGACCGGGCCCGCTGGTCCGACCGGCCCCGGCGGCCCCGGCAGCCCGGCCACCACCTCAAGCGTCACCGGCGTGGCGTCGCTGGTCGCCTTGCCCGAGGTCATGCGCGGCGAGCCGCCCGCCGTCGCCATGCGCGGATTGTTGCTCATCCGATTGACCCGTGAACGAATGTTGTTGAATAGCAATACGCTGGACCGGTAGCGGTTGACCCATACAAGGTTACATAATGAAGACCCTCAACGAGCGTCGTTGTATCGCCGCACGGATTCGCCGTGACAATGCCGCCACTCGGTATATTCACGACAGAAGGAAAACCGCTCGCAGTCCCGTCGTAGGTCAGATTAAAACCACTGACGTCGTTAGGGGCTTCCGAATAATATTGCGCAACGCCCATGAACGAAATCACGTCGTCAGCCCACGAGAGGAAATAACAGCGCAGAGTGCTGTAGACTTCCTGCGCTGATGCGTTAAGCCCGGCAGCAAAACCAAGCTGCGGACTGCGCATCGCCATGCGCTGGCGGTTGAACCAACTGCGCACATAGCGAACCCGTTGGCTGTCAGTGAACAGCGCGCCGTTAGTGGGCACAACCATTCCGACCAGCGTGCGCGATGGCGCGCCGGTTTTGATCTCGACGCCGACATTTCCGGCGGTGGTGTCTGTGCTGTGCCCGGTCGTCGAAAATTCGAGCGTCATCGCGCCAGCGTTCATGAACACGTAAACATAATAAAACGCGCCATCGGCCAAGCTGGCGTTTGAGATCGTCACGCCAGCGGCGGGGATTTGATAGACCGCCCCGGCGATCTTGATGCCGTCGCCGTTGTATGGGGCTAGTTTCAATTGCGTATCGCTGACCCGAACCAAGCGCCCGCAATTGAACAATTGCGCGGGGCCGCTCGGCCCGGGAATGCCTTGAATGCCTTGGCTGCCTTGTGGCCCGGTTGCCCCGGCTGGCCCGGTCGCGCCGACCGGCCCCGGCACGCCTTGCGGCCCGGCTGGTCCGGTTGCCCCGGTCGCGCCCGGCGCGCCCTGTGGCCCCATTGGCCCGGTTGGCCCGATCACGCCCGATGAGGACCCGGCGGGGCCCTGTGGGCCAGCGGGCCCGGTCGGCCCGGGCGGCCCCACCGGCCCCGGTATCCCCGGCAGCCCGGCGACGACTTGCAATTGCAGCTCAAAGCCCTCGATAGATTTTGCCGTCATGCGCGGGCTACCCGGGCCCGAGGTCGTCATGCGGTCGGCGGTCATCGCGTGGTGCCCTCGTTGACCGTAACGGTGCCCTCCCATAGCCGTTCATCGTAGCCGTCGCTGCGCGTGCGGATCAGGTCGGCCACCAAGCTGCCCTCGGGCAACAATGCGGTGCGGGCCTCGTCGAGGATGATGGTGAACAATCCGTTGGCCGCGTCGTTGATGACAATGCTTTGATCATCGGTCGACGCTTGCACCAGCGCCGAATGCTCGGCCTCGCTGGCGCGGATTTGCATACAGAGGCGCGAGCCGGTCAGATCGACCGGATCGCCGTCGGGATTGTTCAACACGTTGACGTAACGCAGCGTTGTGATCCACGCCTCGTTTTTGGCGATCAGGATCGCGCCGGTTGCGTAAGCGGGCCCGGCCATTAGTCGGCCTTGGCCGGTGGCGGTGGAAATTTCAACGCCTGCGATTGCTGTTGCTGTTCCTCCGATTGCGCCGGGCCCGCCGCTTCACAGCTCGGGCAAAAGATATGCTCAGCGCCGTGCGCGGTTTTAACCGTCGCGGCCTCGCCTTCCTCGTGATCGAACAGGTTGCCGCAACCAATACAGACTGATGTCACTATTGCCATGACTCTCGCTCCCTCGTTGTTTCAGAAATACCAGCTTCCATAGTACAAGTTGCCCGGCTGGTTGCCGGGCAGGAACGCTTCACCACCGCCGAATGTGTTGATGATCGAGTTGACGCTGGCGAGATAACGCGGGCCGGTGGCCACGCCAGAAAACGAAATGTAACCATAAGTCAGCGTGATCATGCCGCCCATTCCGGCGGCGGCGAATCCTGACGAATAGTTTGGCCCGCCCGCGTGCTGGATCAGCGTCGACCAATTGCCCGAGGTGATGCTGCCGCCGTTACACGACAGCGCCGCCGCCATGTTGTTCTGAAATTTGATGGTGCCGAACAGCGACACCTCGGCGCTGCGGAACACATTGATTGCAACCTCACTCGATGATGCGCCAGTGAATGAGCAATTGGTGAGGCTGAGCTGGCCGCCGGATGACGCTGACAGCCACGTGTTATTGCCGACGAGCTGTTGGAAATTGCAGCCAACCACCGAAACATTGCAGCCCACCACGGCGCAGCATTGGCCGCCGCTGACCGACGGGATGATGTAGCTGTCCATATTGGCCGGATCGCCGCGCAGGATCAGCTTGCCGTTCGGCACCGTGGTCGGGAAAAACGGATCGTAGGTTCCAGCAATGCCGAGCTGTAGCGTCACGGTGCGCCCGGCCAAATACATATTGTTGACGACGAACGCCAGCGCCGCCGCGATGGTTTTGAAAGCGTGCCCGGCATCGTTGGCGCTGCCGTCATTGAGATCGTTGCCGTCGGTGCGAATGTAGATTGTTAAATTTGCATTGAGCCGGAATTGGCTGGCGACCCATCCGACACACTGAAAATAGGTGCCGTGAAATTCCAACAGCAAAGCCTCGTCCTTGAGCAAGTCGCGCGCGATCACCGGCTTGCCGTCGTTGCGATAGACCGGGTAAGGCGTCAGCGCGTTGACCTTCATGGTCGTCGCGCCGGTGTTGGTGTTGTTCACCTTGACGGCGAGAAAATCGCCCTCGGTCAGCGTCGCGATGGCGGGCGAATAAACGGCGGTGATGGTGTTCGGCGTGACGCTGGAGTCGCCGCAATACGGTATTTTGATCGAGACGATGCTCGACCCGCCGGTCGACGCCGTGAGTTGATTCACCAATTGATAGTTGGTCCCGTCGTCGACCAAGGTCGCGATGCCGCCCGCGTGGATGTCGCCGGGTTGCAGATCGGAACCGTCGGGCCGCTTGATGGCGCGGATGCCGAGCCCTGAATTGTTGATCGAGCAAGCGGCGGTGTTGGTGTTGGCCACCAGCACGCGGATCGGCGTGCCCGACATATAAGAGCCCGGCGCGGGCTGTAGCGAAATGCTCAAGGCGTTAACGCTGCCGGTGTCGATGGCATAATTGACGAACTGCCGCCGTATCGCCCGCGTCACCTGATCGAGCTGATTGTCGGCGGGCGTGTAGCCGGAATACAAAACCAAGTTGTGCAATTCGCGCAACGGCTCGTTGAACGCGTCGGCGGGCGGAATCGAGCCCTCGATGCCAGCCGCCGGATTGCCGTTAACATAAGGCGCGTTCGGGTCGGTGGTGCCGTAGGGCGGAACGTATTTCATAGCAAGACTCCGTTAAGGCGTTCCCTGCATCGGGTCGCTCATTTCGAGATTCGTGAAGTCGTAAACGATGACCGTGTGCGCGGGCTTCCATCGGTTGAATATGCAAGCGGTGTCCTCGGGCACGCCGATGCGCAGATGCGGGTCAACACCGCATTGGCCCTTGGTGCAGCGAAACCACGTCAGCCGCGCTTGCGATACCGTCGTGGTCCAATAAAACCGCATGTCCCATCCGCCGACGTACCAGCGAAAATGACCGTCCTCGGTTTTGTTGCGGGTATCGCCGACATTGGAAACGCCAGCCATGAACGGGCTAAACTCGCGGATCACCAGCGGATAGCCGATCTCGTCGGCGACCTCGTGAAACCACGCCCGCGATTGGCCACCGAGCAACGTCATCCGCCGCACCAGCGCCTTTTGCCGGTCGCCGATGGTTTGCGGTGTGGTGAAACACGGATCGGGCAAGCCCCAATTGCGTTCCCAATCCGGCAGCAACTCGATTGTCTCGCGCGGGTCGCTTTCGCGCTCCAGCAAATCGGCGGCGCGGTGGTCGACCGGATTGCCCCAAATTTCCGACAGCGCCAGGATCAGCGCCATCAGCGCGGTGTCGGGCTCGCGCGGCCACGCCGGGCCGGTCGGCAGCAACGCCGCGAACGGCTCGGCGTAATCCTCGCCGCTTCGCCTGACGTGCCGATCTGTCGGGTCGGTCATAGATAGATGATGGTGCCGAGAATTGGCAGATGGCCGCGATCCGGCGGAACCGCATCGGACAAAATCAGATCATAGTGCACGGTGCCCGCCGCGCTGATCGCCTCGTCGACCCAAGCCCGATAGAATATCTGCCCCGGCACCGCCCGCTCGCGGAACATCGAAATGCAGCTTGCCTCGATGGCGTTGACCATCGCGATGGTGTTCGGGCTGAGATTGCGAATCTGCATGTCGACCGGCATCGGGATCGGCGACACCACAAACAGATCGGCCACCGCGACCGGGCGCTTGGTGTCGATATAAGCCTCGACCTCGACGCAGTCGGCGGGCAGCGGAAACCCGTTATTGTCGGCGCGCAGATCGTCCATCATGAAACGCACCGTGACGGTGCCCGGCCCCATCTCGCTGGCGCACCACGCCCGGGTCACGCCGGGCACCTGTTTGGCCCATGCCACATAGTCGTCAACGTCGCCGCCCATCGGCGGCTTTTGGATGCGTTCAAGCACGCGCTCGCGCAGCTCGGCGTCGGTTTCGGCATCGACGCCGCCGGTCATCACCTCGACGCTGGCGGTCGAGTCGAGGCCGGCAATCGCGGTGACCAGATTCATGGTCGAACCGGCCTCAAGATTTCCGGCGATGCCGGGATCGATGGCGCGCACGTCGACCGGCGTCGCCACGAGGCCGACCACGATCTGTTCGGTGGTTTGGTACACCGCCCCGGTGTTGCCGGTTAATTGTGTGCCGCTCGGCAACACGCTTCCGCTGATGCCGGTCACGGTGACCGAGCCGCTGGCAAACGTCGCGGGCTTGCGCCCGTTGCCGGGCAACCAGATCGCCGCTTGCCGGTCGAGCCATTCGGTTTCGGCGGTGTCGGGCAGCAATTGTTTCGACAGCCAATCGATGTAGAGCAACACCAGATATGCCAGCCCGGCATTACCATCGGCGATGACGCGCGCGACGCTGTTCGGCACCAGCGGCACCGAATGCAAATGTGCGGTCACATAGTCGCGGTTTTGTTTGCGCACATCCTCAAGCGTCGGCGTGGTCCAAGGCATTCGATCAAGCTCCAGTCCATAGGCTTTGATATTGCAATTGGATCGACGGCAGCGGCCCTCGATAGATCGTGATGCGCGCCACGATCTTTTGCAGCTCGGTACGCTCGACCCTGACATCGAAGCCCGAGCAAATCTGGTTTTCGACGAACGGGCGCAGCGCCTCGCGGATGTAGGAATCGATCCGCGCCAAGGTCGAGCCTTGGCTCGCTTCAAACCCGGTGATCTTGTGCCGCTCGATCAGCCACAACCGGCAGCCAATCGGCCACGCCTTCCAAATCAGATCGGCATCGAGATCGGCCCACCAGCCGCGCCGGTCGTTGTCCTCGGGCGCGTTCGGCAGGACGTCGTCGGGCAGCGCCAGCCGGTTGGTGCCGAGCGCCACTATCACGGCGGTCGCCAACGCCTCGGCCTCGTCGATCAGCCCGTCGCGCTTTTGCAACAGGTCGAACGTCACCGCAAACGGCGAAACGATATCGTAGAGTCTGAGGTCGCCCATTCAAACCTTTGCGGTTGTCTGTTTTGCCATGCCCGACTCGGTGCCAACCTTGGGCGCGCCTTCCCCGGCGCTATCGAGGCCGAGGAACGTCGGCCCGACGGTTTCAAACCGCGTGGTCGCTTTGTCGGTGATGGTTTTCGACGTGACCGTGATCTTGTCGGCCTCGATCAACACCGAGCTGTTGCCGACCTTGAACTCAATCTTGGTTGGATGATTGACGGACCAAGAGTCCTTGGTCAGCGTCAGACTGGATAAAACCTTTTCCTCGGCTTGCGCGCCTTGGCCATCGTCCTTGGCGTCCTTGGCTTTGGTCTTGGGCATTTTGTCGCTGTCCATAATCTGCGCGACAATCTTTTTGCCTTTCGGCGCGCTGGTCACGATGCCGTCGCGCGTGAAATGCACTTGCTGGCCTTGGTCGTCGAACAGCGCAACCTCGCCCTCTTTCAGGTTGCGCAGCCGATAGCGGCGGTCGCCGGTCACGATCAGAACGCCGTGCGAGCGTTGCCCGCCGGTAAACACGATCAGCCCCTCGGCCTTTTTCTTTTGCTTACCCTCGCCGGTCGGTTGCTTGACCCGCGAGGTCAAACCATACGGTTCAAAATGCTCGATCTCTTTTTGCTTTTCCTCGGTGTAGAGGCTGATCTCATGCTCGCGAAACAACGGGTCGTCGTCGTTTTTCTCGACGGTGACGCGCTTGATGGCGTTTTTCATATTGTCGCCAAGCGTGCGCGTCGAGACTCGCATCAGGGTTCCTCTTTCGGTTGCGCCGGTTCCGCCGATGACGGTGCAGACTCGGGCGTTGCATTGGGGCCGACGCTGATCTTGTCGCGCCCGCCGAGCCGATCCGGCAACACCAACTCGAGCGTCGTCGTGGTGCCGGTCGAGTCGTTTTGCCGACAGGTCGCCGCTTGAATGCCGAGCTTGGCGCGATCTTGCGGCAGCAACATCGGCGAATAAAGATTGATCAGGTTGCCGACCTCGTTCAACCAAAGCTTACCGCCCTGACGCTGCCAGCCGCGCACCGTGATGTTTGCGGTGAATATCGTGGCGGCGTTTAGATCGACCGAATGATTGGCAAACATCTGCGCGTCTTTAACGTCGCCGGGCTGCGGCATCACCGCCAACAGCGGCGCGGGAATCTTGCCCGCGAAATTCGGATTCTTCGCCTCGGCGGATTGCGCCCGCGCCTTGTCGCCCCAATGCGCGTTGGTGCCGTGCTGATCGCCGTCGACCTTGATGGTGTCGGCGGCGTTGTCCTGTGACCACACCAGCTCGGCTTGCAGGATGTTGCGGCCCTCTTGCAGATCGGCGACCTGTTGGCCGCCGCCGCGAATGCCGATCAGGTTGCCCATTGCGTTATCGAGCAAATGGATATTGCGCATCTGCGCCAAGCGCAGAATGAATTGAAACGGGCTTTCGCCCCAATGCAAGCTGACGCGCTCGAATATCTTTTCCGCGCCTTCCGGCATTCCCTTGAGCGAAAACGTGACGCCATATTTTTTGGTGGCGGCGTTGGCAAGCTTTTCGAGCGTCTGATTTTTGAATTGTCCCGGCGGCAGCACCAGCGAACTTTTGGCCAGCGCGGCGGTGTTTGATTGAATGATGAATCGCACGTTATGCGAATTGCCATCGTAGCTAACCTGTCGCACCGTCACCGCGCCGGTCAGCGCCAGCTCACCCGCCAGCGTGATCTTGACCGGCGCGCCCGGCGGCAGCCGGATCGATTTCCAACCCTTGCCGAGGTCGCCGATCTCGGCGACCACCAAGGTCGCGCGCGACACGATGTCGCCAGCGGTGCGGGTTACCTCGACCTCTTTCCAAAACTTATAGAGCGTGCCGCCAGCTTGAACGATGCAAATCTCTTGCGGGTTTGCCATGTCATTGCGACAGCGCGCGAACCGGCATTTGCATGAACGCCGGATGCACCGGGCTATTTTCGGCGACCAGCTCGTCGCCCCGCGTCGCGTCGCTATAGAGCCGCTGCGCGATCCATAGCGCGGGCTTGGGCAGCGCGAAATTATAAACCACGATCTGCGGCAACGGGCGCTCGCGCGTGGTCAGGTCAAACGTCACCGCCGCGTGCAGCGCGATGATCGAGCGATAGGAGGCTTGATCGAGGCTGTTGCCCGCGATGGTTTCGGCCTGATCAAACGCCGCGTTCATCCGCTCGATATAGGCGTCGACCTGTGGTCGGCTGGTCAATGTGGTCGCCGCCAGGACGCGCGCGCATTGCACCAGCGCCAACCGGATCGCGGTGTTTTGTACCGAAAACGCCGCGTTGTATTTCACCGGCATGGCGACGATGTGCTTGCGCACGGTGTCGAATTGCTCAACGGTGCCGCCCGCCTGACGCACCAGATCGAACAGCTCGGCGAGCGGCGCGCCTATCGCGGCGTTGTCGATCAACGATCCGGCGTTGGCGATCAGATCGCCAGCGGCGAGCCGCACCATCGAGCCCGCCCGCCCGGCGTCGACGGTGACAACCTTGATCAGATCGGTCGCCACGGCGATGGCGAGCTTGGCCGCCTCGTTGCGGGCGAGTGAGTTCATTCGATTACATTGCCTTGGTCATCGGTGATCGGGCCGATGGGACCGACCGTCACCTCGCCCTTGGGGCTGGCGTTGCTGGCGTTGCCATCGCCGGGCTCGGTTAGTCCTTTGTTTGAGCTGTCGACGGTTTGGCTTTCGGTAGAGTCGGCGGCGGCGTTGGCCGCGCCTTGGCTGTCGACGTTGATCGAAAATCCGGCCTCACCGGCCTCGACGAATTGCATATCAAATTCGGCCATGCCACCGGCTTGCCGGGTTTCGCGCACGGTGTAATCGCGCACTTGCACCATCACCGAATCGCGCTGCAACAAGGTCGGCAGGATCAACAGCCCGGGGCCCGAGGACTCCAGCGCCAGCACCAACATTTCGCGATAAATGATGTAGTCGGGCCCGATCACATAACCGGTCACCGGGAACGAGCGCGCCTTGCGGCCCATGTCCTCGGCATAAGGCATGTCACGTTTCGGAAATTCGTGCAGCACGATGCGGCGGCCCGACGATCTCGAGTTGGCGTCGACGTGAAACGGTGCGCCGCGAAACAATGCGGGCACCAGCATTGCGCGCCAAAGCGGTGTCGCCATTCAGGCATTCTCGCTTGCGAGCGGCGCGGTGTTGCCGCCGTGCACCGTGACATCGGAAAACATGCCGCCGATTCCGGGAACCGGCGACAGCTTGCTATTCTGAAACCCGGCGAGATCGATGCGCACGCTGGCATCGCCCTCGACCCGTGTGGCTTGGTTGGATTGCTTCGCCGCATATCGAAACTGATCGCGCGGCACCTCGGGTTGGTCGGCCTCGGGCGGTTTCGGGCGCGGCAGCGGCACGGCAGCCCCGCCGCCGGGGCCGGTATAGGCGTCGACGCCCGGCACGCCCCGGCGGTACCGATCAGCGCGCGACCTCTGGTGTGGCAGCGCGGGCTTGAGATATTCGCGCAGAAAGTCGACCGCCGAGTCGGGGCCGCTGCGGGATTCCCGCAATTTTTTCCACAGCGCCGGATAGCCGGTGCGCAGCCGCTCGGTGAGGAATTTGGTTTGCAAGCGCGGGTCCTGCCAACTCGCGCCGGGATGGTTTTCTTTCAACCATTTTGCATAGTTATTCCATTCGTGGCCGCCCTCTTGAAACAGCCCGTGTGCAAAATGTGCCTCGCCGCCAAATTTTGGCTGATCGGGATGGCGCAAATTCGGATTGAACCCGCTTTCATCTTGAATGTTTTTAAGGATGCCCGCAATTGCAGACTCGGGTAACCCGGCCCTGCGCAGCTCATCGACAACGGTGCCCGCGACCGCGCGCTTGTCGGCTGACCCCGGGCCGCCACCGGGCGGGGCTGGTTCGCTTTGGTTGCCGCCGCCGCCAGGCCCTGCGCGATGAGCGCCGGGGCCGCGCTGGCCGCCGCCACCCCCGCCACCGCCACCGCCGGGAAGCGATGCGCGGATCACCGAGGCACCGCCGAACGTGCTGCCGCCCCCGGCGGTGCTGTCGGCGCTTTCGCTCAACGCCATTTTTTTGAAGGCGTCGACCACACCCTCGCTGGTGCCGGTCTTGATCAGCTTAACGGTTTCCTCTTTGCTATCGCCGCCGCCGCCCGGCAAGCTCTGCGGTTGCCAAAACCGTTTTTCAACCGACTCGTTTGGCGTGGTGAAATGCGGCAGGAAACCGCGCCAACCTTTCTTTTTCCAATCCTCGATAGGGTTCGGTAAGTCTTGCAACATTTTGCGAATTTTTTCGAGATCGGCGACGATGCTTTTGAAATCGACCGCCGCCTTGTGCACCTCGTCGGCAGCCTTGCTTGCGCTGCCCGAAACGAGATTCAGCAATTTGGTGAAATCGTCGAGCCCGCCCTTTTTCGCCAACTGGTTGATAAATTTTTCCCACGCCAACGCCATGTTGGTCATGGCCTCGTCGAACCGCTGCGCCGAGTCCTTGGTCGCCTTGTCGAGCGGTCCAACGGTCTTGCGATATTCCTCGATGGCCCGCTCGCGCTCGGCCCGGGGAATCTGCGCGAGGTTTGGCGGCAATTGCAGCCGCTCTAAAACCCGCCGCTTGTCTCGCGGGTTGGAAATTTTGTCGACCAGCTCCAACACATAATCGAGCTGTTTGTTGACATCCTTAATGCCCTTGAGCTGGTTGTAAGCCCAACCGATACCAGCGCGCCCGAGCCACGTCGCCAAGCTGTCGGGCCCGCCGACGCCCTTGCGCACCTTATCCATTTCCTCGGCAAAGCCGCGAAACCCGGCGCGCATCTGTTCCGAGGTAATACCGACGCGTCGACCGACCGCCTCCAGCTCGCGCATCTTGTCGATGCTGACCTTGGTTTCGGTGCTGAGCCGGGTCAGCTCGTTGATGCTGCCGCCGAGGCTCTTGAGCCCGGCGACAAACGTCGCCAAGGTCCCGGCCACACCGGCAAAGCCAAGCCCCAACGTCTTGAGGCTCGGCATCAGCAACCCGGTCACCGATGAGGCAACGCCGTGGATCGATTGCCGCAACCCTTCAAAGCCCTTGGCGGTTTTGGTTGCGCCTTCGCCGCCCTTGCTGCCGAGTCCCTCTAGTTCCTTTCGCAGCGCGTTGAGCGGCTTGCTAAACTTGTCGACGATCTCGATGACGATCTTGACCGCTTCCTCTTGGTCGGCCATCGATCACGCGCTTTCGGTTAGCGGCACATGGCCGCGATGCAGCTCGACCTCGTTAAACACCCCGCTCGATGCCGCCGTTGCTTTGGTGCCGCGCGGGAAACCGTTGAGGTCGACCCGCACCTTGGCCGCGCCCTCGACCTTGCCCGGCTCGTCGTTGGCGGCCTCGCGCAACCGCTCGCGCGGCGGCGGCGGTGTCTCGTCCTTGTCGGGTAGCTCTGCCGGGCGGGATCGCGGCAGCGGTACCTTTTTGCGCGCCTCAAATTCTTCCTTGCCCAAAATCTCGGCCTTACCGTCGCGCCCGATGTGCAGCATCAGCGGCCCCTTGGCCGCTTCCTCTAACAATATTTTTTTGAACGCGGGCCACTCGCTGCGTGGCACGCCGAAACAGCCTTGCGTATAGAGCCGGTCGAGCATCGCGCCGCTCGACGGATGGATTTGAATCCCGGTGCGCGGTCGCCCGGGATATTTCGGATCGTCGATCTCGCCGCCGGGCCGCCCGATGGTGCCGATTGAGCCGATGCGCTGGCCAATGGCACCGATGCCCGCGCCGGGCCCGACGTTGACCGGGAAATCACCATAGGGGATCGAGCCACGCCCGCCGCCGCCCGAACCCCAATGGAAGGTTTTGCCGCCGATCTTAACGGTGCCGCCGATGTAGCCGGGCCGGTCGCCTTGGTTCGGCGCGCTGCCGCCGCCGCCCGGAGAGACACCGCCCGGTGCCGCTGCCGGATCGCCGCCAGGACCACCGGGGCCGCGCTGGCCGCCACCGCCGCCGCCGCCGCCGCCGCCGCTCGGGCCAAGCGAGGCGCGGATGACCGGCGCGCCGCCGAACGTGCCGCCCGCCCCATCACCGCCCATGTCGAGCGCCAGCTTTTTGAAGGCGTCAACCACGCCCTCGCTGGTGCCGGTCTTGATGACCTTGGCCGGATCGTCACCGCCCGGGCCCGGTGCGCTTTGCCGCTTTAATCCGCCACCGCCGGATGCCTCGCCGGGTTTGATCACATTGCCGCCGAACAGGAACCGTAGAGCCTTCGCCGCCGTGCTGATGTTGTCGGCAAAGGTTTTCGAGTTGGCGGCGACCGTTTCGAGCAATGCCGACATCGCATCGAGGCCGCCGTTTTCGGCGAGCCGCTTGGTGAACACCTCCCACGCTAGAGCAAGGTTTAACATCGCTTCCTCAAAGCGATGCGCCGACTCCTTGGTTTGCTTATCGAGCGGCCCGACAGCCTTGCGGTATTCCTCGATGGCGCGTTGCCGCTCGGCTCGCGGTATCTGTGCAAGGTTCGGCGGCAATTGCAGCCGCTCTAAAACCCGCCGCTTGTCTCGCGGGTTTTCGATCTTGTCGACCAGCTCCAACACATAATCGAGCTGTTTGTTGACATCCTTGATACCGCGCAATTCGTTGGCGGCCCAACCGATGCCAGCGCGTCCAAACCACGCTGACAGGCTTTCGGACCCGCCGACGCCCTTGCGCAGCTTGTCCATTTCCTCGCCGAAACCTCGGAAGCTTGCGCGCATTTGCTCCGAGCTGATGCCGACCCGGCGGCCCACCGATTCCAGCTCGCGCATCTTATCGATGCTGATCTTGGTTTCAGTGCTGAGCCGGGTCAGCTCGGCAATGCCGCCGCCGAGGTTTTTCAATCCGGCGACAAACGTCGCCAGCGTTCCCGCCACACCAGCGAAGCCGAGGCCCAACACCTTGAGGCTCGGCATCAGTGTCGAGGTGATGGATCGCGAAGCGGTGTGCACGGTGTCGCGCAGCTCGTAAAAACCTTTGACGGTTTTCATCGTGCCGTCGCCGCCCTTGTCGGCGAGCGTGCTTATTTCTTTTCTTAAATCGATCAGCGGTTTGGAAAATTTGTCGACGACCTCAATAACTATTTTTACCGCTTCCTCTTGGTCGGCCATCGGTTACTTGTCCTTGAAGGCGACCAGCTCGCGGATCAACTCGTGGATCATCGACATCGGTAGATCGGCAAACTCCAACGGGCTGCAATGGAAATTCAAACCGAGGCCGATGCAATCGCCGATCAGATCTTGCCCGGCACCGGCACGAAAAAAGGCGTCAGCCCCCACGCCGCCGTGATCCAATCGCGCGGCGACATTGCCATGATCGACGACGGCGGCACACCGGCAAGCGCGCTCATCATCGCGTTCATCCGGCGCTCGTCGTGTAGAATTTTTGGCGGGTCCGAGATCGGATCAAAGATCACCGGGTTACCGATGTTCAACAGGTCGCGACCGGTCGGCTCGCGAAAGATCAGCGTCGCAACCTGTTGACCATGGGCCTCGACCGGGCGCGACAATTCCAGCGTATAGGCTGGCAATGGCGCGTCGGGCTTTTCCTCCGGTACCGGCGGCGCGGCGTTTTGCCGAGCCTTGAGGTCGGCGATGGGTGCCGCCATGTTACGCCGCCGCCGCTGCAAGCTCGTCGAGGCTCATGCCCTCAAAGCGGACATGAAACTGACCATCGCGCAGATTGACGGTCGAGCGTTCGGCGCGCCACGCGTTGCGCAAAACCCAAACCGTGCCGTTGGCGGCCTCGACGGTGATCGTGGTGTCGGTCATGGCGTCGATGTCCTCGACGCTGGTGCCTTCCAGCGTCGACACATCGCCCGCGATGTACGGCACCACCGGCAACTCGCTGTAGCCGTGGACTCGATCTTGTCCGGCGATGCCGGTGCGCTCGTAACGCGACGGCATCACCTCTAGATTGCCGCGAACGGCGAGCTGTGCGCCGTCAGCGGACCAATACGCCACACCGGCAAACCTGTTGCCCATGTTCAAGACTCCTGATGATGATGTTGGATTGGGTTAGACGACGAGCGCGCGCCGCTTACGCCGCGACGTTCTGGAACACCGGGTATTGCAAGCGGAACTGCGCCAGCACCGCGAACATGCGGAGTTGATTCACGACGTCGGGCGGATACAGGACATTGACCCGGTTCGGATCGATGTCGTCGCGCTCGACGATCAGGAATTTCTTGAACGCGTCGCCGTTTTCAACGAGCCCGTCATATTCGTCTTGACGATACTCGGCGACCAGCTCGGCCTTGATGATGTTCGGCGTGACGATGGCCTGACCGGGGCCGAACCGCGTGCCGTTGTTGGCAAGCTTGTGACGCGGATACTTGTTGGTGATGGCTTGCCGCATCCGCCGGAACAGCTCGGCCAATGTCGCCAGCGTCGTCATCAACTCGTAAGCGTTGTCGGATTGTCCGAGCGTGTTTTTCTGGTAGGTGGTTTGTTCGCGAGCGATGGTCGGCACGCCCGACGCGTTGGTCATCTGCACCGCAAGACCGATCCCCGCCAGCGCATTGGTCTGCGTCTTGTTGAACCTCCAGTTTTTCGGCGCGGGCATCACGCCGTCGAGCGTCAGGGTTTGCAGCGGGCGCGCCGGATCAATCGACAACGCCTTGGCCGCCTCGGCGCAATAGGCCCCGATCCATTCATAGATCGGCGTCGGCGCTTGCGGCTCAAACGCGATGATCGACATCACGCCCGAGTTGTTGGTGGGGCCATAGCTGAACAGGTTGGCGTAAGTGTCGCGCTTGGCCGACATCACGTGCCCGTAAGACTCGCGCAGCCAGCCCCACCGCCCCGAGTCGGAAAACCCGTATTCGGTTTCCCATGCGATCAGCGAGCCGGTGTCATTCATGCCGAGCCCGACATATTCGTAAGGCTCGTCACCGAGCGCCGCGATGGCATTGGTCCAAACCGGCGTGCCGGTGCCGCCGCTCAAGCTGCCGTTCACCGGCAAGGTCAACGTCATCCCGGTCGGCATGACCTCGCCGCCATTCGGCCCCAACACGTTGAGGTCGACGCGGATGTCGTTGGCGGTCTGCCCCTTCCAGCGCGAGGTGAGCGTGACCACGCCAGCGGCGACCGCTGTGGTCACCGGCAGCGGCAGCGTGTCACACACCGCCTTGATGTTGGCGGCGACGATGGTCGGCGTGTCGCCGGTCGCGACATTCACGTCGACGCTTTGCCCGGCGATATAAAGCGACAGCGTACCCGCTTGGGTCGGCCCCGCCGTGACGGTGATGGTGCCGGTTGCGACATTGCCCGCCGCCGGTTCGGCTATCGGCAGCAACAGCACCGGCGTCGATTTGTTGATCTGGAAAAACCGCTCATACATGCGGGCCAGCGGCGAGCCGACCCCCGCCAAGCTTTGCGCGTCGGCGACCGAGCCGCACGCGATTGGCACGTCGACCGGGGCCAAGCCGCTGGCCAGCTTGTAGTCGACCAGCAACGCATATTTCTGCGAGGTCGGCGTGCCCGCTTGCGACGGGTCAACCTCGATGTAGATCAGCGGCAATTTCCAGCCTTGCGGAATGTTGTTGAACGAGATCGGCATGGTTGACTCCGTCGGTTAAGACAAAAGAAAAGGGCCGCTGCGATGCGGCCCCGGTGGTCAGCGTTTTTTGCGTTTGTCGGCGGGCGCGTCGTCGTCGCCCGGCGGATGTTGTTCCGGCGGCGGTTCGGCGCTGCGCTGTGGATCGCCGCTGCCCTCGGGCGGCGGGTCGATGACCTCGGCAATGTCGCCGTCGCGGATCAGCCGGAACGTGTATTGGTCGGCGGTCCAAAACCCGCCCTCGGCGGGCAGCTTGCCGTCAATCGGATGCGGCGGCAGATCGTCGCGATTTGGTGTGACCTTTATCTTTGCCATTGTTGCCTCGTCTGGTTTGCGTTGCGATTTCCCATTGCATTTCCACCGGCGGCGCGTCTGGATTCTGGATCGGGCGCGCCGTCACGTGCACGCGCGCTAGGTCGTCGGTAATCACCGGCTTGAATATCGCGACGCCGAGATCGACCGACATATCGAATTGCATTTCGAGCAACGGCGTTTCGTTATCGAGCGCCACCGAGCCATAGACCAGCAGCATCTCGCCGCGCGTGATGCCTTGCATGATGTTGCGGTCGAAGCCGGTCAGCGTGGTGTCGGTCAACAGCCCCTCGGTGATGGTCTTGAACGCCTGATCGAGCGTTGCCTCGCCGTCCTCGGCGTCGTTGTCGACCACCACCACCGAAAAGCCGATGCGGGCGCTGTCCTTAAATCGGATGTCGCCGTGATTGGCATCGCCTTCCGGCATCCACATCCGGTTGATCAGATAGACCCCGCAATACGGGATGTTGTCGACCTGAATGCGCAGCGCCTTGGTCTTGGCAAACGTGAAGCCCGCAAAAAACGGCATCGCAAACACGCGGTCGAACATCGCATCGCGCGCGATCAGCGCGGGCGTCTGCGTCGTCATTTCGGCTTGACCAATTTCAGCGACGGCTTGCTGGCCGCCATGATCTTGCGCAGCGTCAGCGTTGTCTCGCCGCCGCCGTTGCGCACCACGTCGATGATCTCCCACAGCCCGGCGTCGGGCAGCCCGCTATCGCCGGGGATCGCGACTTGATCGCCCTGCATCGGCAGCACCGCATATTCAGCCTCGCGGATGTCGAGAATGGTGCGCTGTTCGGAAATGATCGAGCCGTCGAGCGCCACAACATCGATGTCCTTGGTGTCGAGAATGCCGCGCGCCACATAGTCGGACCCGGTCGGTTGGCTGATACCGGGCGTGATGGTGACGGTGCGGCCATAGGTGTCTTGGGTATGCACATAGAGCTGATCGGAAAAATTGATCGGCATCATCGGCCCTTGCGTTTGAACAGGCTCACCGCGCGATAGCCGCTCGGCGCGACGAACCGCCGCCGCTTGCGGCGCAGCTTGCGAATGGTGGCGTTGCGCTGCGGTGTCTTTTTGCCTTTGTGCTTGATCGATTGGTTGATCGCGGTGGCCAGATATTTCCGCACTTTCTTAAACGTCGGCTGCCGCAGATAGCCGGGGTCGTGCACGCGGATCGAGGCGATCTGGCAGCGGCAGCCGGGATGATGCGGCAATTGCTTTTTAGCGTCGCCGTACCGATACGGGCTGTGCTGCGCCATATCGATGCACGCCTTGCACACGCCGCCGTCGCGCGCGGTGACGATGTTGACCAGATCGTTGTCGCTGTATTTCCGGCGCAGCCGCTTGCGTTGGCCTTTCAAAATAACAACCTCGTCGGGATGCTTGCCCTCAAGGTCCTTTAACAGCGCGTTGGTCAGCCACGCTTTGATTTGTTCGGTCGACGGGCTGATCGAAACCGTAAAGGTCCGCTCGGCCACTCAAACCTCGTATCGCGTGAAATGCGTCAACAGGTCGGTGGCGGCGCGCTGTGCCGGTGTGCCGTGCGATCCGCCGCCGCCGCTTTTCGCCAGCACGTTCGGATCGAAATAGATGATGCGGCTTTCCTTGTGCGCGATCATGCGCACCGAGGCGTCGCCGCGCAGCGTCGAATAGTAAGCCTCGCGCGACAGCATCACGGCGGCTTGTTTCAACGCGGGCGGGGCCTCGTCGGGCAAGTTGTAGCCGCCGGAATAGCTGATCACGGTTTGCTCGATAAACCCGCCGCTCGCCAGCGTCAGCTTGCCCCACAGCGAGTCGAGCAACATGCCATTGGGATAAGTCAGCACGGTGCTGCCGTTGCTGATCGAGGTGATACCGGTGCTGCCTTGCGGGATCGGATAGCGCGCCAGGAACAGCCGCCGCGTCTCGGCGGAAAGCTCGGTGAACGTCTCGACCACGGTCTCGAAACCAAACACCCGGTTGTTGCAGTACGCCGCGACCTCGGCTGACACCCGCGTGATCAGGTCGGTCAACATGGCATCTTGCGCGGTGTCGGTCAGGTTGAGCGCACGTTTCAACTCGTCGAGCGTGATCAGATCGATCGACACCGCCGGAGTCACGACGACGACGGTCGATTGCATCAGCCCGCCTCGGCTTGGAATTGTTCAAACAGCTCGCGCAGATTGAGCGCGGGCCCCTTGCTGCCGTCGCTCAGCACCGGCGACGCCGTGAACCGCTTGCGGTCAATGTCCCAAGCGGCGATATCGCGCACCGGGCCGGGCTCGCCACGCTGGCCGCGCGGGCCGGGTTCGCCCTTGCGACCGCTCGGGCCCGCCTTCCAATCCGGGCCGGGGCATGGTCCCGGCTCGTCCTTGCGGGCGACAAACCAGCTCGCGTTGAGCGTCACCACATCGCCGATCAGATATTTTTCGGCGGCATCGTAAGTATCGCGGATGTTGAACAGCGTGCGGCCATCGACGCCGGGCTGGCCGAGCTCGCCCGGCTCGCCGCGTTCGCCGGGCGCGCCGTCCTTGCCGTCTATTCCGTCGCGGCCAGCGGGGCCGCTGATCGCCTCGCCCGGCGGGCCCTGATCGCCTTGATCGCCCTTCGCGCCATTCTCGCCAACTCGGCCCGCCTCGCCTTGCTCACCTTTTTCGCCTTTTTCGCCTTTTTCACCGGGATCACCTTTCTCGCCGTCGCGCAGCTCGGCCAGCCGGTTGCGGATAGCGGTTTCGAGTTGCATCAAACGCAGCTCATGCTCGGCCAGCTTTTTGCCGAGCAACAGATCGCGCTCGCGTTCGGCCTGACCCGCCGCCGCCGCGATTTCCTCGACGACCAGATCAGCCAGCGAGCCGATTGACTCGATGTGCGTTTCTGATCTGGCGGCGGATTCGATTTCGGTCTGCATCGGTCAAGCCTTTCGGTTGCTCGGCCTTGGGCGGCGGCGGCTCACCGCCCGGCGGCGGCGCGGGCGGCGGCGCGCCGGGGCCCGGTGCCGCCGGTATGTTTTCCGCCGCCGACAGCGGCACGACCTGTTGCTGGACTCGCGGTTCCTTGCCGTAGCCGCCCGGCACCTTGCCGTAACCCTCCAGCGCGCGGGCCTCGTCGGGCGCATAGATGCCGCCCTGCACCGCGCGCGCCAGCCCCTCGATGCGATCCTTGAACGCCGAGCGCAACAGCGCCGCCGTGTCGAACTCGACATATTCGTCAGGCTGGCCGTCGAGGTTGAACAACAGCCCGACGCTTTCCTCGATGTGGTTGAGCGCAAAGCCCAAGCCCGAGGCAATCCATTGCTGCATCAGGGTTTCGGTCGAATTGACCGGCCCCGAGGTGATCCCAAGGATCGGCAGCGGAATGCGGAACGCCAGCGCGATGGCCTCGTTTGATAGCTTCAACATGTCGGCGGTGGCGGCATCCTTGCCAGCAACGGCCCACGGCGACACCTTGAGCCCCGCCGTCAGGATCGGCGTGCCGCCGCGATTCATGCCCTTGGCTTGCTCGTTCCAGGCGTCGCGCACCTTGGCGACCTGATCCTTGTCGAGGACTAGATCGGTCGACAGCACCGCCGACGGGCGCGCCTCGTTGCGATAGAAATTCGCCTGTTGCGCGGCAATGGCCGAGCTGACGGCGATGTCGTTATAGGCGGCGACAATCGGCGACTCGCCGACCAGCGGGGCCGGTGTTTTGCGCGTGGTGTGCAACCGGATATGCAGCACGTCGCGCATCGGCACGATCAATTGCTCGAGTGAGCCGATCCGGCGCGACAGCACATCGTTGCCGCCGAGCGCATAGAAAATTTCGCCATTGTAGGCAACGCGCGGATAACTCAGATCGGGATTCATCAGATGCAGCTCGTCGACCTCAAAGCGGTCGTTGCGCAGCGCCAGCGCATATGCGTTGCCGGTCAGATACAGCCCGCGCGTCGCGTTGAGCAAAAAATCCGAGATCGATTGATAATCGTTGGGCCGCCGCAAGATTCGCGACAGCGCCGAGGTGGTGACACGCTCGCGCCCGCCGTTGTCCTGCAAGCGCCAATGATCGCCGGGGCACATTGCCACGGTTTGCGAATAGGCCGAAACGCAAGCCTCGACCATCGCGCCTTGGCCGCCGCTCACCGGGTTGATACCGAGCTGCCACCAATTGTCCGGCGCGCCGTCGGGCAGCCAACCGCCGGTCACCGGCAGATAGTACGGGCCAGCCCGATAGTCGCCTTCGCCTTTGGCGATGAGCTGGCCCGCAATCCTTGAGATAAAACCGCGCACCGTCATGATTTCGGCTGCGCGGTCCTTGTGGTGTAGCCGCCGCTCGACCTGTCGGCCTCCAGCTTTTTGTTTTGCGGAGTCCCGTACACGTCGGGCGGCACGTGTGCATCCGGCGGCGAGCCGTCCGGTTCATGCTCATCGAGGTGAACGCCCAACGCCGCAAGATCGTTTTCCTCTTGGGTCGGCGTTGGCTTCGCCTCGCCCGCCGTCTTGGCGGTTTCCTTCGACGCCTTTTCGCGGGCGGTGCGCTCGTCCGCGAGTCGCTTTTTCATGTCGTCGGCATGTTTTTTCGTCGCCTCTTGCTGTTGCTTTGCGGCGGCGTCGGCCTTGGTGTGTTCGTCGGTCATCGGTTTGGTTTCCTTGTTAAGGTTAAGCGGGATCGCGGGCTACCAAGTCACGCCAGCGACCCAAGCGACCACGCCGGTGCGGCGCAGACACCAATTGACCGGCAGGATCAGCCGCAGCGCCAGCATGTCGGTCTGGAACATCGACTTGGCCGGGTATGCGACCACGGCGGGCGAACCCGCTGTGCTGATGTCGGTCGGCGTGGTGTCCTCCATGTGCAGCGTCGCCTGATCGCTGATCTCAAAGCGCGGTGCATCACCGGACACGCTGACGAAGTCGGCAGCGTCGACCACGATCACGGTGTTGATCGGCACCGTGCCGGAATCGATCACCGGCCAGCCGCCGAGCGTGCCGCGCGAAATCTCGTCGCGGAACGGGAACACGCCCGCGCCCGGTGCCGCGACAAGGCCGATGCTGTTGACCTGTGCCGGGTTCATCAACCACACCGGGCTGCGGAGGTTGCCGAGCGTGCCGGTCAACAACGCATTGGTGAGTTGTTTGATGTCGGCGACCAACGCGGTAAAACCGCCGCCCGCCGTTGGCGTCAGACCGGCTACACCGTTGAGAATGCCGGGCGGGCGCACCACCGTCGCGGCGTTGGCATCGAGCAACACCGCATCGAGCGACATGGCGGTGTCCATTTGGATTGCGTCGCGCATCAAGCCCTCGATGGCGGGCACCGAATGCTCGTCGAGTTCTTTGGTCCACGTCGTGATCACCGCCATCTTTTTTGGCGTGAGAGTCTGCGACGTGAATGCACCTTGCCGCACCGGGATCGGCAGACCTTCACCGACGAACGAGCCCGCGATGGTTGGCGTGCGGGACCGGGTCGGGATGATGATCTTGCCGTTGCGGCCAAACGTCAGCGACAGCCCCGCACCCGACAGGCGCGGAAACACGCTTTTCGGTGTCAGCGTCGCCATGAAGTCGACGACGATCTGTTGCACCAGCTCGGCGGCCCATCCGACCACCGTCGTCATGGCGGGCGCGCTGGCGGCCTTGGTCTGCCACTCCAGCACCACCTTGGTCGCCTCGTCGTCGCCGTAGATCATGCGGCGAATTTCGTCGAGCGATTTGCGCTCGCGATGGGCCAGCAATTGGATGGCACCGGCGCGCACCAAGAAGTCGAGTGGCTGTAGCTTTTTTGCAGCGACGCTAAACGGGCGCGGCTGTGTCATCGCGGTGCTACCGTTGATCACCGCCGGGACCGACGACCTGGTTATTTGCGGTTGCCGCCCGTCCTCGCTGGTGGTGCCGAGGTGGCGCTCGGATTCGCGCAGCGACTCGAGCGTGCGCTCAGCCTTGACGATTTCGTCATTGAGCGATTGCCGTGCCTCCAGATCGGCGTCGGTGACGTTGTTGTCGTCGGATTTATCCAGATGCGCCGACAGCTTGTCGCGAGCGGCGAGCGAGCGTTGTTCGGCGTCTTTAATGCGTTGTGCAAGCGTCGACATGGTTTTGCCTTGTGATGTGCGTGATGTCAGGCGTGCTTGCCGTTGCCGCGCGGTGTCTCGGTCGCCGTGCTTGGCGAACACCATGCGGATCGTGGCGTCGGAAACTTTCAGGCTCTTGGCGACGGCCAACGCGTTCGGGTTGGCCGGGATCGAAACCAGCGAAGTCTCAACCAGTTCCTGTTTGAGATATTTGAACGGGCCGAACATGCTATCGGCGCGCGCGTCCATCGTTTGTTTTTCAATCGGCACAAAGCCGACCGACACCGCGCGCAATATCCCGGCCTCGACCAGCTTGCGAATCTCGTCGATCCGTTCGCTGGTGCCCGCCGGGGCCAATTGCAGATGCCCGCGCAGCCCACCGTCCTTGACGTGCAAACCCTTCCAAGTGCCAATCGGAAAGCTCGAGCTGTGGCCGAACAGCGCGATAGGGTTTTTCTTGAAATTGTCGAGCGACCAGCCATCCGCCGAGATCACGTCGCCGAACCGATCCGGCGTTTCGTCGCTCAGGATGAAATCGAGGCCGTCGGCTTTCGAGGCGTGGCTGGTCTTGTGCACCACGGCGCTTTCGCCGCTGCGGTCATCCCATGCAAGCTGACATTCGTCCTCGTCGATGCCCTCGTCGTCGACGCAGCGCGACATGAAATCATAATAGCTTTCATCGTCCTCGGGCTCGATGTCGGCCTTGCGGACCACGGCTGCCGGTTTTGTCATGGTGCCCTCAGAACTTTGTGAACACGACCATCAGGATTGCGACGACCACCAGCGTCAGCACGATCAAACCAAAGGCGTGCCGGGTCACAGCTTGCTGCCGAGCCCACCGGCTACGGCGTCGGTGTCGACCGCGATGGCGAATTTGCAATCCTCGCGCTGCACCACCGGCGCATCGCGCGAGCCCGAACGCAGCTTGAGGAACGCCACCGAGCGGACCCATCGCCCGCTGATGTAGATCGCGGTATCCGGCCCGGCGGTGATGGTGATCTCGTCACCGTTGTCGTCGAACAGATCGTTGAAAAAATTGCCGTCGGTCGACACCTGAAACGTCATGTTGGCCTCGGTGTATTCCTGCGGCACCGTGATCCGCACGATTTCGCCCGACGAGCAATCGATGCCGTCGGACAGAGATTCACCGCGTGCGATGGTCGGGCCGTCGAGGATTGCGAGTGGCATTTTAGATCTCCAGTTTTTGAGCTCGTTTCAACTTGCGCGCGCGTCAGCGCACGCCGTCACGAAAAGCATGAATGCAATTTATTTTCGTTGAGCTATTTCGGAATCGCGCACGTGATCGTTGACAAATTCGCGCCGCGGTTTGGTTCGCGCAGCACGTGTGTTGTGTTGTTTGGTAAAATTGTTTTGTCGCGTGATGGTCACGCGGCGAATAACAAAGGACGCAAACAATGACTCTGCAACGTATCGAAACGCAATTGACCGACGCGCGCAAACATCTCGACCGCGCGATAGCTCAGCGCGACGCCGCGATCAGCGGCATCATCAAGTCGAGCGACAAGATCAAGGCCGCACAGCGCACGCTTGCGCGGTTGGAAAAACGCAAACGCGAAACCCGGGCGCAAGAGCAAGCCGCGCGCAAAGCCACGGCGAAACAAACCGCTGCCGATGGCCCACTCCCGGCGCTTTAAAAAAATAACGGCGGCGGCTGTCCGTAAACACCGCCGCCGCCACCATCGGCCAACAGGCGAAAACGATCAGCGTCACCGTGCCCACCAAGCAAAGAGCCGGTGACGCCGGTCAAGGCCGACGATCTCTAGGCAACCAAGGCCCGCGATGGCGATACCGGGAAATCGACCAACACCTCGCAGTCGGTTTCGATCTCCAGATAATCCATCAGCCCCAAACTAATATCGGCGACCCGCCCGGTGTCGACATGCGGGCCCCAATCGGCGGGCCATGCGCGGAACGCCCGCCCGGTGTCGAGCGCCGTCACCAGCGCGCAATACTGCATGCTGGCCAGCATGTCCTTGGGGAATTGCTCATAGTCCCATCGCGTCGCGATGTACGGCACCAGCGGGTTGAGCCGCCGCGCCAGCCCCGAGGTGCCGGGCGGTTGCGTTGCCAGGAACAGATGCGGCGCGGTTGCCACGTCATAGATGAACGCCAAGCCCTCGCTGGCGCTGACGCCCATATCCTCGGGGCCGCCGAACCAGCTCACCTTGCCGCGCAATTGCATGATGTTCATCCGACCAGCGTATCGATGTCGACCACGGGCCGCATCCGGCTGCGCGCCCGGTAACCCATCAGCATGGCCAGCGCCACCGCACCGTCGATGCGGAATCGGCTCTTGTCCTTGTCGAGCTTGCGGCCGCCCGCCGGGTCCATCACCGCCACCGCGTTCGCCATGTTCCAATTCAGACATGGGTTGTTGGGATGAATGAGCTTGCGCTCGACCACGGCGCTTTCGAGCGCGTCGATGGCCGGGGCCATGTCCTTAAAACCTTGGCCCCACGGCACCAAGCGCAAGCCGGAACGCGGCAGGGTTTTCATCGGCTGGCCGAGGTCGGGCTCGGGCTCGGCCTTGAACGCCTCGAGTCCGATGTGATCGAATTCGCGCAACAGGTCCTCGATCCGCCAGCGGTCATAGACCAGCGCGCGCACATTGAAGCGCCCGCTTAGCTCGGCGATCCGCCGGGCGATGGCGGCTTTATCGATAGAGCGCCCGCCGGTGACCTCGATATGTCCAGCCTCTTTCCATTCGACGTAGCGATGGTTGCCCGACCCGAAATCGCGAAAGCTTTGCTCGGCGAGCTGGTCGACGGGTTTCCAGAAATAGGGTTGCACTCGCGCGACATCATCCGCCGAGCCCATAAGCAAAGCCGACAGGTCGAGCGTGTTCGATAGGTCCAGCGCAAGGAAAACATCCTCCCCGGGTTCAAACGAAACGGGACCGGCGCACGCCATCCACTCGGCGCGGCTGATCAGGATCGAGGCCGGTGAGACGCGCTGATTCAATAAAAGGTTGCGCACCTTTGGCTCGTCGGCGGGCATCCGCTTGGCCTTGCCGATGGCCGCCGCCAGATCGGCGCGGTCGCGGAACGTGCCAAGCGCCGGGTTGGCTTGCTTCCATTGCCGCTGATCGCCGAGGTCGCAATCCTCGTCGGCGGCATGCAGATGGCAGACGATGCTCGGGTCGTGGCCGCCGAGCCCGTCATCGATCAAGCGCGAAAGGATATGCTCGGGATCGTTGCTCTGCGTCGAGATCGTAATAAACAGCGGCTCGGCGCGCGCCCCGAATGAGGTATCAAGCACATCATAGAGGTCGCGATTTTTGGCTTGCGCCAGCTCGTCATAGATCACCACGCTCGGCAGATAGCCGTGCTTGGTTCCGGCCTCGGCCGAGATCGCGCGATACACCGAGCCGGTCGAACGCCCGATCATGGTCTTGGTCGATTTGACGATGTCGAGTTGCAGCAACAGCTCGGGCTCGCGCTCGACGATCTGGCGGGCAAACTTGTAGATGATCGCCGCCTGATCGCGGTCGTTGGCCGCCGAATAAATCTCGCCGTTGTTGATCCGCTCGGGCCCGATCAGATGCGCCAGCACGATGCACGCGATCAGCGCGGTCTTGCCGTTTTTGCGCGCCATCGACAGGATCGCCCGGCGCACCACGCGCCGACCGTCCTCGGTGTGCGGCTCATAGATGTCGCGGATGAAATCTTTCTGCCATTTTTCCAGCTTGAACGGCTGGCCCTCGCCCTTGCCAGACGGCACCGTCAGCTTTTCGATGAACCGGATCACATCGGCGGCGCGCTTTTTGCCCTTCGCCGTTCGCCTCGGCTTAGCTTGCATGGTTATGAAACAAGCCCGCTAAACTTTTTCGGCGGTCGCGTGATGCCCGCATTAAGCCGGGCCCGGCCCGCCGGTGTCATGCCAAACTGCGCCGCACAATGCACCATGTCACGCAACGCCGTGTTAGCGATGCTGACCAGTGGATTGATCTTGGTGCCACCCTCGTCGGTCGCCACTGTGTAGCTTTGCCCGTGCAGCTCGCGCTCGGCCTTGATCCAACGCGCCATAATTTCACACCAGCCACCGAACGCCGCGAGGTCGGCCATCGTCAGCAAGCCGATGCGGTGTAATTCCGGCGCGATCTTGTGCCACTCGGCGACGGCCTCGGGGCTCAGATGCTCGGGCGGTGGCGGCACGTCGGCGGTAATCTGCGGTTCCGGCTCGGGCCCTATCGGCGTGCGGCTCGGGTTGCCGCGTAACAGCCTAAGCTTGGTCGGTGTTACCATTCACATCACCATCGCATGATGCCGACCGACCAGCCGGATCGGCCCCGGCATCGGTAGGCCGAACAGCAACGCCAAGATCAGATAAAGCGCGATCAACGCCACGATCACCATGTAAACGCGCTGGATATTCTGCGGGATCGGAAAGTTTAACCAGCTCGCAAACCAAACGACGATCAGCCCGACCAACACCAAGATCGCCACGTAAATCGCGATGTTGATGAGGCCCAAAACGATACCGGTCAGCGATAACATTCCGAGCCCTCCCTCAAGGTGCAACGGTGCTGCACCGTGTTCAACCGGCACATGAACGCGGGCGACCAAGCCCGCTCGAATGCTGACGTTCCGACGACATCTAAAAAACCCGATCTTTTTTGCGAAAT